TCACTTTTTAAACAAACCTCTGCGATGCATCACGGTAATAAAACGGTAAAAATCATAACTCGCCCCATTATCGATGCTGAACAATGGATTTTTGGTGTCATATGCCAGTGCTGCATCCACAGCTGCCTTCGCCCATACTGGAACTTCCATTTGCTGACGCGCCTGCAGTTTGTCGACCTGGGATTTGAGCGCATCAAACGCTGCTTTCTCTTCGGCTGTCATCGGTTCGCCCCCTTTCGGTGGTTCAGTTGGTGGATTCGGATGACTTGGATTCGTCGGATTGGATGGCTCCGGGGGTTTCGGAGTGGCTGCTGCGTATCTTGCTCTGAGCTGTGCCGCTGTTCCCTCGAATTCATTCATATCCACGTTGCCACTAATGCCATTCACCTTGCCTGAATCCGTATACTGCCAGAACGTCCAACGCTTCCATGCCGGTTGGTCTTCCGGTACACGGGTGTTGCTGTAACGCGCGATCCAAAGATCGTATGAGCTGAGTGATGTGTCAAAATTCCCGGCAAATGAATTGCCCGTGTATATGATCGGTTTTACACCTGTCAGACGTTGTAATTCGGTTAAAAAAGCTTTGGCAACTGTATTCATCTGCGCTTTGCTCAGGTTGCCGGGGTTGTTCTCGTAGTCCATAACAGGTGGCAGCTGTAACGCTTTGGCGCCTCCAACTTTGTTAAGTGTATTGGCATAATGTACCGCTTCTGCCTTGGCACCATCGGTCGATGTCGCGCGGAAGAAGTGATACGTTCCCACCATCAAGCCCGCCGCCAGTGCTCCTATTACATTTTTCTGGTAATTCGGATCGGTATATGTCTGTCCCTCAGTTGCCTTGATGAATACAAATGTCATGCCACTCGCCTTCACCTTCGCCCAGTCAATATTGCCCTGGTAACGAGAGACGTCAATGCCCTGTGTGTTGCCTGAACTCCTCGTTTGCATGTTTCTCACACCCTTTATGCGGCAAATTGCCGTTTGTATATATTTAATGCGGTTGGATTAGGGGTTGCTTGTGTGCGTGTCCCTGATGTGTTGAGTTATGTGTAGTTTCACGTGCTAGTTTGCTATAGTCGCATTACTTCTTACTATCTCCAGCCTGTGAATCTAAGTCATCTGGATCTGCCTGTGAAAAAGAGTCTTTGGCACTCGGGGAGAAATTACCGGGGAGTTCCCCGGTTCCCCCTTTGCCCTTGAGCACTTCAATAGCTTGCCGAATCACTGGCGGAATTGGAGCGCCCAACTTACCCCCGTTTTCGATGATGGACAACAACTCATTTGCGATATAAAAAAAGGCGACCGCATCCCTGAACAAATGTCCGTCTCCCAGAACACCGTCCACCAGATGAGCCACCGATACCATTGCAAATATAAACACCTTTCTGGCGATGCCGAACATCCCAACATTACTTTCTAACTTGCCACTCATGCCCGCAGCCGCGAAGCCGGTTAGGTAATCGAGGATGACGAACACGAGTAGTACGCCGAGTACCCCTGACCAACCTCCGAAGAAGTAGGTTACTGAGCTGCTCATTAGTGCAATTCCCCATTTCCATAGAGTGTCCCATCTTTCCATGGTTTCACCTCCTTGAGCCTATATTACCCTTATTCAAAAGCATAAAAAACACCACTAGATGTTCCTCTATTTGTACCCGGTTTTACTCTAACACCACCTGTTATAGGCTCAATCCTGAACATACTACCATTAATATTCGAATAAACAAAAAAACTAGCATCGGTAGGATTATAGGGAACTGCGTGCGCGATTCCAAAGCTTGGCGTGAAACCAATTTGAAAATCACGATAATTACCTTCACCTAGAGCAGGAACACTACCTGAAGCAAATTTCTTACCTGTGTTAATCTGTTTAATTTTAGCAACCATTTGACTAAATGTATCGCTGCCTGATGCCACTACTCCCTTGCCAGTAATGGCGGCAGCGATAGCCGATTTCCCATCACTGACAGAGGACTTTAAACTCTCAAATTCCTCTCTGGACGGAATCTGGACCCAAGCTCCCCAAGTATCATATAGATTCCGCTGCCATGTCGTAAATCCTACTGGAAGAAATGTTATTAAAGTTTGTGTTACTCCTGGAATAGACTCTTTATATTGCGTTCCATTTTTACTAACTTTAAGACTGAATGCCACTCTAACAGGACAATTTTTAAGTGTTTCAGCAGTCAGACTAAGTTGACAATAAAATTCTCCCTCAAACACAAAGTTATTTAGATTTTCATTTTCATTGATGTTAGATGATTTTCTAAGATAGTTTTTGTCGGCATACTGCTGTAACTCCATTTCGTTATTTTTGTTTTCCATTACAGATAGCTGCCTCGAAATATTGGAAGAATCGTTTATAAATTGTTCTATAATAGATTTCTCACTCACTCCTATCGTTCCGTTAATCGATATTGGTGAAAATTGATCAAGAACCTGATATGTTACAGTATAATAAGCCGATGGATCATATTGAGAGGCTGGCATGGAAGCTAACTCTAACCCATAAACTTCTGACTCCGGATTAAATCGTAGGATCTCCCAGTAATCTCTGACATCATTTTTATAAACGGACAGTATTTTTTTAACCTTACTATTTAATTTAGCTGACAAATTATAGTTATTAATGTTATATGATTTATGCACATCTGAAGTATATACTGGATTAACACTCTCTCTAATTATCATTCCTGTACCTACTTCAACCTGATTATCTCCCTCAAAAAACGTTAATTGACCCTCTGACGTGATCGGATCGATAGTTGGGGATGCCAGTTGGTATATCAGTTGATATGGCGTCCATTCAGAATATCTTGTATATGCTGACCGTATTATAGGAGAACCCGGCAATGTTGTCGTAAAGTGAGTCGCAGACCCTCCTGACATATATATTGAGTCTAATGGACACCAAGCTTTGCCAACTGTTTCACCATTGTATGGCTTGCTAACATCGCCTTGATTACCAAGATACATCTTCCAGCCCATAAAATACGCTTTAATCTCATCCGCTGTCGGCGTATATGAATCTCCCCATCCACTATCTGCATTAGCAATAGATACATTAAAGTCTGATAAATCTGCAATTCTGAAGTAGGCGTTATCAAATTCAGACATATTTCCGTTTTTAGTGAGCACATTACCATTGTACTTCGTAACAACCAAGCTGTTAAAAGCAGCTACTGGTTCTGATAGAGTACAACCAACTATTTTGTAACCAGACGATGATGCTATTGATCGGTAACGAAGACTTTCATCCAAAATTATCTTGCGCCACTTGGTCATCTTGTAATATTGGCCATTCTTTTCAAACACTTCGTCAGCATTCAATCCTGTCACCGGGTCTGCATATAAATTCGTTTGAAGTGCAAACATAGAATCTTCACGTGTTTTAAACGGTTTCACCACATTACCAAGAGTCATGATTGGATGTGCAAAACTCGCTTTATTCCCCGTAGACCATGTCCATTTATTCACATCAAAATCTTCTGTATATTGCGTAACACCACTTAGATTCACACCCATTTTTATAGCCTTTGAGACTGTTTTAATGGTTTTAGTCTCTCCCGGATTGATGAACATACCTTGTAATCTTGTATATGAATCGTATACACTTACTCGAATTTTGCCTGTACTTGCTGCCGGGTTACTAATCGTGTAATCTTGATTTGCTAATACACTTAAGTAAGTCACGGCATATGCATCAGTTCCAATAGAACCAGATACTAACTCACCAGTAGCCGTAGTTGTAGACGTTTCTAGAAAAGTGTGTCCTGTGTTCTCCCATTCGTAGAATGGCGGCAACAGATTCTCCCCATACCTAATCACGTATGGATTTAGCACAGGTTGCACACTATCAATATAAGGATACTTAAGAGCTACCTGTTCCGGATTCATGCTGTCAAGCGCATTGTACTCGGATTCGCTGATTTCATAAAGGCGACCAGAGTCAAAGTAACCATACTGATTTAGATTTCCAAAAACTGCAAAATCAATAATGCCACTCCCCTGCGTAGAAACTTTCTTTTTTGCCCATACCGTAACAAATTTATCAGTTGTCTGAACGAATGTTGAATATGGCCCGCCAAATTCTCCACCGAATCCAATAGTTGCCCCTTCTATCGAATTTCCGTTTTTTACATTTGCAACTAATACGTAAAAGCTATTCGCTTTAAAATTAGGAATAGACACTGTAGCAACACCTGCCGCGCTAGGAGAAGCAGCGGAGTTAACCGTAACCTTTAGTCCACTGCTCCCGTCTACTTTATTCATCAGATCCAACGAAAGATTAGATCGAATGGCGTTCAAACCAGTTAAACTCTCCATACCTCCACAACGCCCCAACAAATTCACAAGCGTACGGCCCTTCAAACCTTCCAATTTAAACGCCGAGGCACGTTCAGCATGAACAACTTGCAATCCTGGCTCCAACGTCACTGATCTACGCTTCTCCGTATCCAGCCGCTCTTGAATACTACTCACCTGTGCTGCGATTTCCTCAGCCTGTTCTTCGACTTGCCCCACACCTTTATCAACCTTCTCCCAGTTCTGATCCAGATACTTGTCCAGATCAAAATAGGTTGTCGAGGGCGAGGAACGGTCAATCTTATTCAACCCCAAATTTGGTGTTTTTGGTTCATTCATTTAAGCTCCACCTCCTGCAAATTTATCCTGTCGGGTCTGTTCGATCTCATCCAGCGTCATGCTTTCAACTTCCGCAATCGTCAAATACCGCAGACGGTACTCCACGGTCATATGTGCCGGTTTAATATCCTCAATCGCTGCCTTCAGGTCGTCCAGATTGGGCGGCAAGCCCCATGTGTCAATGAAACGAATTCGGATCAAGTACTCCTCTGGCGTAACGGATACATCAATCCCGCCACTTTCGTAGGCCTGCGCCACGTTTTTGAGCATGGAGCCAGAGACTTTGCCGCTGCCGCGCATTTTGGAGATGATTACGGATCTCCGCTGGTCGTCTGGCTTGGCTTGGTTCGTCGGAATCTGCAAATCCCGCTCATAACGTTCCAATGCCCAGGTCGCAGACTCCGGGTAGAATTGGTCCAGCACACTTTCCAAACCCACCGTAAGCTTGTCCAGCTCTACACCTTCGGTCTCCGTGAGAAGCTGCATCTCCAGCACATTTTCATACAATGGGGGCAAAAGAGTCATTAACATCTCTGCTTTACTCATGTCACCTTCACCGTCCCGAGAACGGCTACTGCGCCGGGGGCGATCTCCAGATTGGACATACCACCATTCACCAGCAGATCGCTATAATCGATCACGGGTGGGATATCCAGAATGACATTGGCAATACGTGTCCAACGAACCAACGGATCGGCAAAAGCCAGTTCTTTCAGATACGCCGTAACTCCCGTTTCAATAAGTGTCTTCACGCCCTCGTAAGTTGAACCAGAAGCAAGCGTGACCTGCACCTCCACATCAATAGGTACTTCTTCTGCTCCCACCACCGTAACCACAGGTCCGATTGGAGCAGCACCTTCGCCCATTCCATCCTGGGTTGGATCGATATACTCCTGCACCGCCTTAATGACCGCATCAGCAGGTGTTTGCATTTCATTATTCAGCAATGCCACTTTGACTGTACCTGGACCATCCCACAGTGGAAAAGCCTTTGCTTTGCCCACACCGGAGTTTTCCCGTGCCCATAACTCATACTGATATTTGTTGGCACTCGTAACCGGACGGGAAACTTTGTCCTGATAGCGATCATATAAGGCCTGATCCGTTTCCTCGTCTTCGCCAGGAACCAGCAACTGTGTCAATTCAGCTGTCGTCAGGCCAGCAATATAATCGATGGGCAGCAGCGCCCCCGTATATTCATTACCTTCCGCTCCCGCGACCTCACATTCCAACACATATTGCCCTGCCGCGATGCGTTCCACAACAACATACACCCGATCCCCAGTGGAAAAACGACTCTCCAAAGGAACCTCAACAGGCTTCCCTTCGTTATCCCGAAAACTACCAACCCAACGTGCCTTCGTGGCCGCTTTTCGACTGATACCAGACCAAGCCACCGCGCGATCCAAGTACTCTCCAGAGGCTGTATCCGCAAACTTCAGATTGGCGTTCACATCCAGCTCGATATACATCTGAGCCATTTCCACTGCCGCTGGCGCAAGCGCATCATAGATAATGCTGCCTTCACGTTTATCCACACCATCTGGTACCCTATCCAGCATTCGGTTTAAAATAACTTCAAACGTCTGCTCTTCATACATCCATGTTCACCTCCGTCTCTTCCCTGAAGCTGCCAAAATCTGTTTCCACGGTAAACGAAACCCTTACTCCATCGGCCTCGTGGATAAAATCGAACTCCGTTACATCCGATATACGATCGTCCGGAAGCAACGCTTCGCGAATCCAGCGTTCCAGTTCCGATTCAACCATGGATCTCCCGGCCATTCCTTCCCAGGACCATTCCATACCATAATCCGAGGAATAGATTAGATGCTCGTAGCGGCGTGTGGACAACGCTTTATACACCGCCTGTTTTACCGCATCTTTTCCATCCAGTTGCAATCTTCCAATTCGTTGTCCCGAAGCTTGAAATACATAAGTTAGACTCGGAAGCACAGTAGCTTCTTCCTGATCTTCTGCGCTAATCTGCGCACCCTGTGGAATCATGGATTCACCAGCCGATCCAGCACAACAAAGCTGTCTCCACCTTGAACACGTAACAACAAAACATGGTCACCCACGGTCCAAGTTTTGTTCACTACGGATTCCGGCAGTACCAGAAAAGGCTCAGCCAATGCCAGCCGTTGTTCAACGGTGATCTCCAGAGGCTGAGTGTTTGTCACGCTTCCGTACATTACCTGAACGGGAGACTTGGCATCTACAGCGGCCACCGCCGCCTTTTTAATCACGTCCAGCATCATTTATCGTTACACCACCTTCAAATCCAGCGACATCGTGTGCACGCCTCCCTGTACCTTATGCGTACATTCGTCTACCAGAAAATATTGATTAATCTTCAGTTCATCGATCTGGATGTTGACAAAACTGCCTGCCCTCACCTTGAAATCACCAAGTGCATCCACTTTCAATGTCTGCGTCTCACGATTGCGAAGGGTCATCAGAGTTTTCAGCATGTCATCAATCTGTCCTTCGTTCAGGCCATCATCCGCTTTTTGGTACAAAAAAAGCAGCCCCCATTGACGGATGCTGCCTGAATCCTGATGAACAAACGTTTCTCTTTTTCCCGTATCCTTGTTATCCCGATACAGCTTGATTTTGTTATACGTCTGGTCATCAATAGACCTTGTATAGCTGTAATCTGTGAGCAGACTGTTATCCCCGATGACAAAGCCGTAAGGCATCTCTTCCACATCCCGAAGCACAAGTTTGCCGAAATCATCGTAGAAGATATAGTTTTTACTGCCATAGATCAGCGTTCGGTCCAACGCCTCACAGATCATGTCAATCAGCTTTTTGTTATCGAATAACATACGCGGAATAACATATTTCGGCTGAATCAGATCACCAGTCTTCAACAGGAAATCCTTTGAAATTCGTTTAATTACATCCGCAGCAGTGGCATTAACGAACTTGTACGTCTGATTCGCGGTTAGATAACGAGTCTGGTCGTAGGCCTTGATTTTGACACTTTCGTCCTTACCGCTATCCACCGAGAAGATATATCCGTAAAATATGCCTACCTCGTTGCTGATATATTTCACGACATATCCATTCTCATATGTGAATTTCTTATTCTGGTACAGACTGCCCTTGATCAACGTGAATTCCAGAGAGGAAGGTTTGCCGATGCGGGAGGTTTTGTACGTAATGTCACCGGCAATTTCGCTAATGTCCCAGATGTTGCCCTGCTTGTCATCCAGCAATAACCGTTCCTTCATGTTTGCCAGCTTATCATCCAGCCTGATCTGCTCTTGCATATTCCCTCTCCTTTCACGGAAGCTTGATCACAAGTCCAATCGGCAGCTTCTTCAGTTGTGCATCTTTGATGCTATTCAGCTTTTGCAACTCTTTCCAGCGAGATCCATCTCCCAGATGGGCTTTAGCTACAGACCACAAGGAGTCTCCGGCTTTGAGTGTGACAGTCTTCGGCTGGATTTTTTCATTGGGCCGGGAGGCTTTGGTTTTTGTTTTCGAAGCAGCCGTATCCTTGCTGTCCTTGAGTGGCACTACTTTTTTGGCGGCATAAAAAATGAACTGCTTCAGCTTGATATCATACTGGATATCCCCCACCGTACCCGCTGTCTCCTTCCAGTCGAAGCTCTCAATGGAAACAGCCATATTAATGGTGTACCTTGCACTGGAAAAGAACAGTCTGACGGGTCTGCCCGTCTGCATCCAGCGGATGATCTTTTTCACATATTCATAGGGATCACGGTAAAACTGCTTCTGAATTGCCGGATGTCTTGCATCGTAGTTCAGATGATACGGGCTGTAGTCTGCCGGAAAAATCCCGCTGAAACTGACTTCACGCAGCTTCGGCGACTTGATCACGTTAATTTCACCCAAAGCGCTAACGTTAAACGTACTGCCGTCTCCCGAATCCGAAAACTCAATGCTCTCTGGTGTGACCGGGAAAAACATGTATTCAGAGCGGTTATTGAAGCTTAGTTGAATATAATATTCCACTTATCCATACACCCCCTGAGCACTGGAGACGATCTGACTGTTCAGTCCATCGGTGATTTTGCTGATGATGCTGTCCACATCATGTCCGCTGTTGATATCACCCGTGGTGACCTGAACGGTTGGAGTAAGGCTGACGAATCGCTGAATCGCCTGCATCTCTGCAAGCTCACGCATCAGTTTCAAATCCTCACTGGTTACATCAATCGTTCCCTCAACGCCGCCAATTTGATCTACTTTCCCCACATTGTTGATTTGGTTGATGTTGCTCATATTGTTGGGAACGACCGTGGGAGCAGGAGCCATTGGCATAGGTGGCATGGGAGGTGTTTTCGGCATTTCGGGTGTGAAGTCTTTGCCAAAATTACCTGGTAGACCTTTATCCTTGGAGTCATCCTTCGGGTTGGAAGAGAACTTAGAAACCCACTCCTCAGCCTTTATCTGACCCTCCCCATATACACTGGGATTATATTCTCCGTCCATTCGCATAGACTCAAATACATTTTTGTCGCTCTGTGGCTCCATAGACTTCAGAGTGTCCATCCAACTCTTAATGTTCTTGCTGCCAATGTTAATATCCGATTCGGACATCACACTCAGGTTCGTACCAAAGGTATCATTGATAAATGAAGCAACATCGCTAATGGCCCCTACAGCTCTTTTAAGAAAATCCTCGATACCTACCATAACATTGTAAAGAGTTTGTAAAACAAACATGCCTAGGTCATAGAACAACTTTTGAATTGCGTAGACAGGATCAATAAACAGGTTAATCAAGAAATCTGCCAATGAAGCAAATATGTTCCACACGGTAGCAATTACCACTCTGATGATCTCGCCAAGCATCATAAATGTACCAATAATAGCCCCGAGAATATCGGTACCGGTTGCTCCGAACGTTTGGAAAATCATAATCATTGCAGCAATTGCTGCGATGATCAGCAATATAGGCCAGTTTACAGCCAACCATGCTACAGCAAGCAAAAACACTTCAGCGATCACAATGCCAAGTGAGATAATCATGTTGTAAAGCAGCACCATAGCAATAGCAGTCAAAATAGGTGCTATGATAGCCCAATTTTCTTGCACAGCTGTAGCAAAATTGATGAACCCATCCACGATAAATGCCACCACTTGAGCAATAATTGCGAAGGCCCCACCAATCCATTCGATGAAAGCACTGAACTGACCTGAGCTTATTGCTTCGTTTAATCGGTCAAGCACAGGAGATAAAACTTCCAAAGCTCTTGTCCCGATTTCAGATAGTATTCCATTGAACTGATTCACGAGAGCCGTCCATTTTTGCAATGGAGAATCCAGCATGGTATCAAAGGCTTCTTGTGTGTAACCTTGCATTTCAAGAACCGTCTGCAAACCCTGTATAAAACCATCAAGGTCTTTAGTCTGAATAAATTCACCTAATCCAGCCCCGGTCAATGCACTTTCCGGGATGTTAAATTGACTAGCCAAATCTCCGTTATCGCCATTCATGGCACTAACAATGGCACCAGACGCATCTGACAGACTTTGTCCATCCGGTGACAACATACTCAAGCGTTGAGTTAGTTGATTTAGCTGATCTACCTGCCCTGTATTTTGTGCCAAAGGCAAGAAGCCTAGAGAAGATTTTAGCGAATCATTAACATCCTGACCGCTCTTGGAGGCTTGATCTCGATACTTATTATAGATGCTTTCCCCGAGCACCGGATCTTCTGCGGCAACCATGTAACGATATTTGAAGTCTTCTTGTTCAGCAGCAGCTTTTAACACAACACTTCCAGCGGACTTTACCATTTGCACCCACTTGGAGAGTTTGCTCAGATTATCACCCAAAGCATTGCTTGTATCATCAGCCGTATCCTCCAACTTTTCCATCAGATTAATCGTTACATTCATTTGCTGGTTTATTTGATTAAAGTGGTTGGATATGTTCGTTTGGTTAAATTGATTCAAATTAACATGGTTAATCTGATTGAAGTTGTTCAAAATTTCGGTTGTTTTTACCTGAATTAGATTTAAGTTATTGATCAGATTATTTACGGATGGAGGATTAATTACATTGATACTTGTATCGGACATTCATTTCTCCCTCCTTTCCTTTTATTTCTTCCGGGCGCGGCTCTTGGACCGTTCTTTCTTCTCTTGCTCCACCCGGATGGAGATCATAGCATAGATCGCTGCTCGTTCTCGCATGGAGAATGCCATAAGCTCATGCGGCAAAATGTTTAATTCATGGAGAGCGTAATAAGCCAGATTGGCTTCGGAATCGCCCTCTTTAATTAGTTTTTTACGTCATCCACCAGTTCGTTCATATCCTGATTGAAGCCGTTCAGCTTCTGGACCTGTTCGCCGAGCGAAGCAAATTCCCCAGGCAACAGCATTTTCCGCAAAAGCGATTCCGCCCCCATCACGCCATATGAACGCTGGAGTTCTGCGTTTTTCAAATCGGGGTAAACTACACTTGCGCTCATCAGGCGAGCCATGTAATCATTCGCATCGATGTCGGGTGTGTAGACACCGTTCTTGCCCTTGATTTTGCGGGTAGCTGCCTTGCGACATTCCTGGTTTTCGTCCTCGGTCATGCTGCGCAGTTTCCAGGCAACGTGCTTGCCTTTCTCATCTTTAAATCGGGGGGATACGATAAACTCCTCCGTTGTATCTGTTGCTGCATTTTGGGCAAAAAACATACTCAATCCACTCATGTATTGTTCCTCCTCTAAAGTTAGGTCCCCCGCCGCATGAAGCGGCGAAGAACAGTATTTTGACACGCCAAATAGCCCGTAACACAGGCAAGTTGAACAGGTTTCTTTTACAAACCCGCTGCTAAGTTATACTCTTTATGAATCTCAAATCATTATGCTTTCACGCTAAATTACTTCGGCAGATTGAACGATACAGGCATATCGACATCTTCAAAGGTAAAGCTCACTTCTTCCTCCAACGCCTCGGCCTCGGTATCCAGGGATGCCATGATTACACTGTCGAGGTTGACGCCTTTGAGGGTCACGGTCTGTTTGCCAATTGTAGAGGAAGGATCTTCGTTGGTCACTTCAATGTCGAAGTACGTGTCCACACCATTCTGCATGTACTGGAGCATCAGCTCGCGGAAACGGGAAGTGGTATAAAAGATTGTCATGGAACCCGAACCGGACCAACCGGTTGCTTTGTGCTGTACACCGCGGCGGCCCAAGGTTTTGACCTCTGCTTTTTGTTTCTCCACTGTTGCTTCCAGCGTCTTCACATAGAACATTTCTTCCGTCTGTCCGTTAATCGTTGCGTATGCGCGGCCTTCCTGGCCAGAAATCGTGTCACTTGCTTTCAAAAATGCCATCTTAAACCACCTTCACTTTCATATATACTTTTTCAACGGAATCCACAGGTTGGACCTGAATCTCAATCAGAATACTGTCGGTTTCATTGCCCGGAGCAACAGTGATGTCTGTTTTGGAATCAAAATTTTGGATGGCACCAATATCCTGAAGGTGCTTTAGATAAGTGACACATTGGGATCGGAACAGGCTGCGCCCATCTTCATTGTTGTTCACTTTGCCGATGTAATAGGACTCGAAAATGCGTTTCATATCGTTAGCAATGCCATCGAGAACACGGACAACACGGTTTTTGGCAAAATGACGCGCCTTATCCGGTGTCACCGAACGGAACGTATTTACATCCTGTTCCACCACCGCACGGTTGCTGCTCGCCGTGAATACAAACTCGCCATTACGCAATGCCGCTTCTGTCTCGCTATGTGTCAGTCGTCCGTTCACATCCACAGCATCGTCATATGCACGGAACGTCAGAGATTCATTCAGGTTAGCTCCCGCTGTTGCGCCGGCAGTCCATGCTACGGTTTGTTTCGGCGTAAGAACGGTACCGTCTGCGAGCACAACACCATTTTTGACACTGATAATGCCTTCATGATCTGCAGCAGGATAATCGGACAGAACCAGTTGCACCTTCTTGCCCTCGGTATCACGCAAACGCTTGATGTAAGCTGTGTAGACTGACTTGAGTGTGGCATCATCTGAAATCAGACCGACCGTGTTAAAATCCAGCACCTCTAGCTTGGTGAGGAAATCGGAATGCTCCTGGTTCGTTGCTGTACCATCCAAGCCACCTGTTAGTGGAAGTGAAGCTGTAGCTGTAAGTGCACCTTCACCAGTAAATGTGACGTATGCGTTGGATTCCAGAGCTTCGATGGTAGACGCGGTTTGTTTGTCCACTTCTTTACCCGCAAGCAAAGTGGAGACATCCAATTGGTCGGGATCATTAATATTCGCGGAGACTACAACAGCCAGATCATTACCACGTACGCCGCCGTGTTGGGCTGTCACAGTTAGCTTGTCCAAGGTTGCCTTAGCTTTGGTCCCTGCATTGAGTCGATACAGAAGCAATGTCTGCGCTCGTTTCAATGCCTCGCGCATCAGTAGCATTTGCGGTGCTGTCCAGTCATAGCCCAATTTTGCTTGTACATCTTCACCTGCTTGTACCGTCAGGATTGTGCCTGCTTGCCCCCACGACAATGGAAGTGCCAAAGCCACCGTTCCTCGCTCTCCTACCGTTCCCGGCAATGCGCCCTCTGATGCAAAATTCATATATACGCCGGGGCGTACCTTGTTTTGTGTCTTCCATGTTCCTCCAGCCATTATTGTGCCTCCCCATTCATAAATTGTTGGATGTGTTGCTGTGCTTCTTCCATGGTGTATGTTTCTTGTTCCAGCAGAACTGCTGCCAAAATATCTTTCTCCATGCGGCTAAGTTGCCGGGATTCGGCGAACTGTGCTTTGCTGTATTTTTGATTGTTTTTCTGTTGAACTTCCGGTTTTTTAAGGTCTGGTTCTTTTTTTGTAAACATCGCCAATGCCCCTCCTATTCCTTTCATACTGATCCCCTCATTCAGTTAGTTAAGTTCAATAAAAAAATAGCTATACTGACCACTACAAGGACAGGATAACCATCGTTATGTTGAACTAATATAGTTATTATCTTGTGGCCTTAAGTGCGGTAGGTCGCTGTTCCAGTTGTTGCATGGTAGTGGCGGACTCCGACACTTTGGTGGTTCGCATGGTGTAGTACACCAGCATTCGTGGATTATCGTTCTCCGTCTCCCAACGTAGTTCCGTTGCGCGATAGGGCGTGCCCTCCACGTCGATGGTCTCCAATGCTTCGAACAACTCGTCCGGTAGGGTGGCTGGGATATCGTTTGGATCGAGCCACCGGATTTCAAAGGCGTGAGATTGCACGAAGCGATCGCTGCGTTCGCGGGTAAGTTGGGCCGATAGCAGGCGGTAGGTGATGCCTTTTTCGGCAGGAGTCGAGTTTCCACCTACTGATGCTGAGTGGATCGGAATGTTAGGGAAATGTTGTGTGAGCGTGTTTGCGATGGCAGTGGTTAGTTGGTTTGTGGTCATGGTTCACCTCCTTTTTATTGGTGAGAACTGAAATTAAGTCAGGTCTCCTATTTAATAAGGACTAGCATCCGATCTTACGTGTTATAAATATACGTTCAGAGCTGATCCTGTGAGAGACTTAATCGGCGCACCCAGTTTGCCTCCATTTTCAATAATGGACAACAACTCATTTGCGATATAAAAAGGCGAGCGCATCTTACGTGTGATACCGAATAATCCAGTGTTACTATTGGTGTGCCTGTCATGGCTGCCGCCGCAAACCCTTCTTTGTAATAGGAAAAGCCTCCTGACCGCTCCAGAGGACATAATAAAAACGCCTTGCGGCGCTTATGCTGTTGCGTTAATAACATCCGACACGACTGCTTTAAGGTTATATAGATTAAGTACCTGTTCCAGTTTATACGTGCCGGTCATGACCAAACTGACCCAAACTTTGACCAGTCCGCTGTTAGATGTAGATGTCATCGCTTATCCCCCTCATGCCTGACCTGCAGCGATCATCATAGTCAGTTCTGCTACTGCAGTTTTCAGCTGGGCGTTTTTCCTCTTTCAATGCGGCATTGTCAGCAAGAAGCCGCGCCGCCTGCGGGTTGTTCAGGACTGAATAGTCTGAATCAATAACCCCCTTTTCAATATCTACATTCAATACCGTTATGGTGTATGTGAACTCGTCGCCCGGCTTGCCCTTCTCCGTTTTGGCCACCGCGCACCCATCCGACGCTGGTGGTTCTGTCGTCGAGATGGTCACAACGTTACCGGTTTCCTCGTAGTATTGAACATGATTGTATCGGACATGATCGTGACTCCTTATTAGACGTAAGATCCGCCCGCACTGGCGTTCCAAATCTCTTTGCTGTCCAGCAAGATGCGGTAAAGACGCACACGTTTCCATACGGCTACGCCGCCGTTGTTTGAAGCGTGCGCCCGCAAATAGTAGGGCCCGGACAGACTGGACACGCTTAAGCTGACTGTAGTCCTTGTCGTCAGTGAACCACGATACGTTCGAGCCTCGAATGTTCCAGCTCCACCCATCTGGGAAGAGGAAGCAATAAAGATTCCGTCTGATTGGATGTCAGATGAACCTTCTAGAGCGTAATCGAACACCACATAAGAAACGCCAGTTAAATCCACTGGTATGTTTGTCACCACAGCTGCCTCGCCGCCGCCCGTGCTTGAGTTATATGCGTAGCATTCGACATGGTCCGATTGTTTGACCACATATGAATTGCTACCCCATACGTAACCCTTACGCATAGTCGGTGCGATTGACCAAATGGGCCGCCATACTCCCCCGGCTTTCGCATAAATTTGTTGGACAGCCCGCCAATTCCCTGAGACCTTGACTGATAACTTATTAGGCGTTTTCCAAGTTCCGCCAACCTTAATGCCTAAAGCCATGCATTATACTCCTCCCCTCTATCATGAGTATTGATACCAGATGTCACCGTCATTGCCGCCAGAAGGCGCTGCAGACGAGATAATATGCCTGTTTTTAGCATCAGCCACAGCCTGAAAAAGATCAGGACTCCAAGACGACCATACATTATTTTCTTTGGTTCTTTGATATAAAGTCTGCACCCCTCCATTAAGCCGACTCGCTCTTTGGAGTACATAACCTGTACTGTTTGTATGGCACTGAACTTCAATGTACCACCATCCGTCAGCACTTGATGGTAAGGGAGAATTCACCAGATTATAGCCGTTGTACTGTCCATTTGCCGTCAAAGAGTTAAGGTTAGTCCCTGATGCTAGTACTTGGTTTTTACCGTCATCAGCCGTTAACTTGTGCTTTTGGAATAAGTCACCCATGTGAACAATTCGTGCTAGATTTGGGGTGAAAGTAGCTCCAGCTGTGGTTGCGACTGGGCCTGTATCAAACATGTAAACTTCCGTCGCAACAGCGCCTGAATACCGCATGTAAATACCACGAGCGCCTAAGTTAGAATGATTGTTTTCGTACTTGAATGTATTCCCATCAAGAAAACAGTTACTACCGTACAACACCGAACCATTTGAAGAGCCAGAAAACGTTCCCCACTGATTCATAATCAATCGTCCTGTCATAGCTCCGCCTGTACGCAACAAGCTTGCTGCTTTAGCTGCTGTCAACGCATCCCTTACCGCCTTCTCCGTCGCCGCCACCGTCTCAGACGGGCCATCCGTCTTACTGGACAACTGCACCTTCCCTTTCTGAGTCAAAGACGCATCGGGAATATCCATCTGACTCACCGCTTCACGAAGCGCATCCAAATCCGCTTGCGTTGCAACACCAGCATCAATCTTTTCGAAAATCATATTAATACTATCCCGGGTCACTCTTTCGTTCCCCAAGGGAAGAGGCAATTTTAGTCGATCTGTTTCCTGTGGCATTACGCCCACACCTCCAGTTCATTCCACGTCAAGGACGCGGCGTCCAGTTCATCCCATGTTTTCTGCTTCTTGTCCAGATCATCCCAGACCAGATAGCGATACTCATATTCCACGGCCATATGGGCCGGTTTCAATTCTTCAATCGCTCGTTTGAGATCATCGATATTGGGCGGGATGCCCATCGTATCCACAAAGCTCACCGTAAAACTCCACGCTTCCGGCTGAAAAGTTACATCCACCTTGCCCCCGGCATACGCCTCAGCCACGTTCGCCACCAGCCTGCCAGAAAACTTCCCGGCCCCACGCAGCTTCGACTCCACCACGGCACGCCTTTGTTCCACGGGTTTGAGACGATCTGTCTCAATGCCAAGCTCCTGCTCCCAGAAGTCCAGCCCCCACGTCGCTGTACGGACAAAAAACTGCTCCAATGTCTCATCCAGCGCCTGATACAGCAGATCCATCTCAGTGCCTTTGGCCTGCATATCGGCTTGCATTACACGAGAAGTCTCATAATACCTGGGCAAATACGAGAACAGCTCCCGCCCTTTCTCACTCGTCAGTCCAACATCTACAATAGAAGGAGCACTCATGCCCTGTCCCCCTCCCTTCCTTGCACATCAACATGGAGCGTCTCGCTTACCAGCTTCAACTCAGATCGGCGTACTTCTCCCAATCTTCCTTGGTCTCCGCACTCCAAAACTACTTCCTCGTCCACCATCTGCCCAACACTACTCATGCACATCCACCGTCCCCAGCACGGCCACCTGGCTCGCAGTCATCTCAATATTCTGGTCACTCACACCATTCACGGTCAGGTCCGAATAGTCGATAATGGGTGGAATGTCCAGCAGAATTGCGGCAATGCGAGTGTAACGAACGAGCGGATCGGCAAAAGCCAACTGCTTCAGATACGCGGTCACCCCGCGTTCGATCAATGCCCGCACATCAGCGAGTGTCGCATCACTGGCAAGCGTCAGTTTCACCTGAATATTCATCGGCACTTCCACGGCTGGCATCACGGACACCACTGGCCCCGCCGGTGCCACTCCTTCACCCTGTCCATCTTGCGTTGGGTCAACGTACTTCTGCACCGCTGCCACCAGATCGGTACCCGCAGCACGTTTGTCTGTGTCTAACAGATACAATCCCACCGTGCCCGGCCCCTGCCATAACGGAATAACACGCGTTGCACCAACACCTGGCACTTCACTGGCCCACTGTACATATTGTGCTTTGTTGCCACTGGTTCCTTGGTTGCGCACTTTGGCATAAAAGCGTTCCAACAGCGCCGTATCGGCCTCAACATCCGCACCGCCTTTAATCACATTAACGTTCGTGACAGAAGTCACGCCATTTACAGGTGTAGACAGTACAGTTACCGTGCCCGCAGGCACATTGCTCTCTTTTCCGGCAACAAGCGCTCGCACCCCTACCACCCCGGAACCCTCTTCATCCAGTTCCAAACGTCCCACTGTCTCATATTCGAGCGAAGCTTCAGCAGATACTTCATCCGCAAGCGTAGCCACGACCGTTCCCGCAGGCACCACTTTCCCCGGCGTACCCGCAAACCTCACCGCACCTTGTGCCGCCACCGCAGCTCGCCGCGTGATGCCGTGCTCTCCTGCCCGCAGATCCAGCTCTTCCGAACGAAAATTCGGATCACTGCTCGCCGCAGTACTTGCAAACCCCCGTCGCAATAATTCCTGCGCCCACAAAGCCGCCTCAGACAGCATAAACGCAACCGGAGCCTCCGCATCCCACAGAAACGATCCTTCCGACTTATCCAGATCCGCGGGCAGACGATCCAGCATACGCTGCATAATCTGTTCCTCCGTCTGGTCCTCCAAATAACGCGGAATCTCAGCCATCCCGTCAGATCACCTCACTTTCCAGAATAAACATCTCTTCCTGCACACTCGCCACCCGACACGAGAACATGCACTGCTCCCGATTCCAATCAAACGTGAACTGGTCTACCGAATCCGTGCGTGGATCAGCCAGCAACGTCTCCGTCACCATCCGGGTAATCTCACTTTCCATCACACCCCGGCTGTCACCCTGACCCACCAGATCCTCCAGCTCCGAACCGTAGTTTCGGGAATAGATCACATGTCTGTATCTTGGCGTTTTGACGGCCTTAATGCACCACTGTACCCACGCTTCATGCCCACCAGCCGCAGCGACTTTACCACTTGGGGTCAGTACAAAATCCCCTGCATCGTAATCGAATCGCCAGCTCCGTCCAAAGCGTACCTCTTCTGAAACCGCCCCCGACAGATCCTCCTCATCTCCCCATACCACACCCGTTTCCGGGAACAAACTAGGCATGCGCACTCACCACCTTACACAGCACCACAATGTCGTTACCGCCATTCACCCGCATCGCCAGCACGCGATCTCCCGCTTTTAATCCTTTACCAAGTGACCACACCGCTTCTTCCACTTCCTCTTCTTGCAAAAGAAACCGTCCCGTGCCCGTCGTTCCGCCGTTTGCCACGTCAGATATACCGGAGATCGCGCCAGCAGCCTCGCGCTCCGGCAGTCCAAGCGTGCCCGGCAACTCGGCCACGAGGTAATCCTGCACTTCGTGCTTGAAATCATCCAGCTTCACGCCGGTTGAGGTCATCGTACCCAGTACTGCTCCCAGCCCGCTCACTGCCTGACGGGAATGCGTGCTCATCGCGCCCCGCATGACGTCGGCAAAATGCCCATACGGATCATCTTTATTCAAGGTAATGCCTCCTTTTCACCAGCTCAGCCGTCCCCAACTCTAACGTCATCGTTCCAGGTCCGGCAGACAGATCACGGCTGACCGACATGACGATCAGCTTCAGTCCTTTTAACAACACCGCGTCCCCAGCACGAATCGTATTCACATCCGGTGCGGATATCGTAAAGGTCTCCTGAATACCCGTCAGATGACTTTTGGCCAGTTTTTTCGCGGCAGTTGTCGATTTCACCTGATCGTCCTCTACCAGCTTTTGCAATGTGCCCAGTTCTTCCACACCATTCTGCTCAATCGCCAGCACTTTGGAAGGAACTTCTTTGCCACTCGGTGACTCCGACGCCGCCATGACTTTAACTTTGGTAACCGCCCCTTCGAGCGTACGCATCTGGGTCAGATCAATTAGTCGATCAAGTTCATACACCTTTGCATTACTTCCAACCTGGAAGAGCTGCAACCCACCGGGCGTCATCCGTGGATGGTACATTTCCCCGCCGGACTTCGCCGTTTCTTTCAGATCGGCAAACATCATCGAGAAGATCGTCTGTGACCGATACACGGCTTTTCCCAGCTTTGTCTTGGTTTCTGGCAATGTAGCGTATGGAATCTTCCACTCTTTGGCGTAGGTTTTGAGTCGTTGCGTAGCGGTCTGATCCTTAGGCAACAGGAACTCGTCCTCTGATTTTTCCAGATATATCATTCGGTCGTACACCGTGAGAGACAGCCGCTTGGTGCCGCTGTTCGAGCTTTCCACCTCCCAGATGACCGCAGGATGCAGTAAGTGAACCATTGATTTTTCGCCAAAAGGAACCCCGCTAATCCGCACCGCCATGCCCGGTGAGATCGAAGGCAGACCGGAAGACGCAGACACCGCCAGCCGGATGTTGGCCTGATAGGCAATCTGGTCGAGCGAGTCCTTCAGCGTAATCGTCTCCACCAGCTTGGTGATGTCATATTTGTCGTCGACAATAACCTTATAGGTCATGGCATCACCAGCTTTTGCCCGGGCTTGATCCGGTTCGGATCACTCCCGATGATCTTTGCGTTGAGCTTGTAGATCTCGTTCCATTTGGAACTGCTACCCAGCTCAAGCTTTGCTATTTTGGACAGGGAGTCGCCAGATTTGACGGTGTAGGTCTTGCTGGTTTTTTTCAAATCGGTACGAGAACCTGACTTGCTCCCGGATGCAGAAGAACCGACCTTCTCCACCTTGGAATCCCGCCATGTGCGCAGGGTCAGGTCGAAGTAAATATCTCCTGTCTCCCCCCCACGAAAGCTCGAATTAAGCGAAACAATAAAAACAGGCACGTTCACGCCCGTCTCTGAAATGATGAAACGCAGCGGCTTTTTCGATACCAGAAACGTATTCAGCATATTCATCGCTACCCTCGGATCTGGAAAATCTTCTTTGTCCATGCAATAGAAGGCATCATACTCTTTGGGAAAAAAAGAAGAGAAGGTGATCTCCTTCACCTTCTCGCCTTGCGCAAAATCAAACTCGCCATGCTCCAGCATATTAATCGTTTCATACCCTTTGGACCTGGAAATACTCACCTCTTCCGGGTTCACCGGGAATTGAAATGAAGTGCCGCCATCTTTCAGAGTAAAAGCCATATTGTTAGGACCTACTTCATCTTTAAGTACAGACATACACGGCCTCCTTTCTGCTTAGGCCATAATCGTTTTTCGGTTTTCCATCGCACGGCGGAACTCGCCCGTAATCCGTTGTCCGACCTGCTTGGTGACAGCGTCGTAATCAATCGCATTTTCGCGCACAGTCACCTGCACCGCACCTGTTGGAATATTTATCGCAATCTGATTGGTAGTTTCTGTTTTGAAATCCTTCAAGTATCCGGACAGACTGCTCATCTGGTCTTCAGATATCTGTACCGTCATCGTGGACGATTTCCCATTCGTCTGCGCACCGTTACCAAGCGCCATCGCTTGGCTCTGCATCATGCTTGTTCCCATGAATCCAGCAGATGTAGGCTGACCGACTTTGCTGTTCATATAAGCCGTTGGGCCTGTCATGGTCAGTGCCGGTGGCATATAGGCAGGTGCCATCTGCGGGCCTGTTGCAACTGGAGACGGTGCAGCCACCGTTGCTGCCGAGACAGTCTTTTCTTCTATTTTAGAACCAAATCCAAAGAAGCCGGATATGCCATCGGTGATTTTTTTTGTTTTCTCAGAGACATAATCGGCTGCACCCGACAATGCATCACCTACACCTTCGGTAGCACTAGACATAAAGTTTCCAATATCCTTCGCTTTGTCTCCAATCCAACCGCCTGCTGTACTTCCCGCCCAACCACCTACTGCACCACCAACCCATGTCCCGATGCCAGGCAAAAGAACGCTACCGATGGCGCTACCAATCGCAGTACCTGCTGTGCCGCCAATCATGGAACCCACCGCTCGGCCACGCTCTTCCGGGGGTGCTGTCGCTACATTCGCCACATCAGCAAGCACGCTGATGGGTCCGAGCAACCTTTTGGCTCCTTTGGCAAAACCACTACTTAAATTATCCATCAATCCGTTACCAGCCAACATGTCGGTTAAAGATCCCAATCCACCATCCGCAAATCCTAAACGACCGCTTCCTCGTATTCTTCTTCCTCCTCCCCTATTACGGTTGCGATCGGGCGGAGGAGTTGGAGTATCAGGTACAGGATTGGGTACTGGTGATGGGCCCCGGTTCGAACGATTACTAGACCTTCTACCACTTCGGTAATTTCGTCTTCCACGATCTGATCCACCACCATCCTCATTCGGTGAACGAACTCTACGGTTTTTGCCCATCTTTCCACCTGTGCAACAGCAGCATTTGGATGCTGGACTTCTGGTTGGATCAGATGCAGGACTTTCTTCTTTTTTCTTTTTGAATTTATCAAATATTCCCTTAACGTTATTAAATACATCAAACAAACTATTAATCTTGTCGGCAGGGTCAAAAATCCATTTATCCCACCAACTCTTAGGATCTTCTTCCTTCGTAGCATTAGTGATATTTTTGTTATTTTGAATCACGACAGCCATAGTTGGACCCGAAGCCCCTCCTTTACCCATCGCCACTTCAATCTTCTGCCGAACCTCAAGCGATACTGTGCCCGAAGCCGTAACCATCTGGTCCCTGAATCTATTCAGTTTAGCCCATGCGCGATCCAGTGCCGGACTCAGCTTATCAATCAACCCAATCGTCGGTGTGATTCGCAGCCTGCTGATTCGCACAGCCATACTATAAATATGCTCCAACCTGCGTCCTGTCGTTCTCAGCTCATTGTTCACCTTGATCAGACTCTGGTAACGAACTCTGCCCAGACGTTCGGTTGAGCGTTGGATCTGATCCAGATATCGGAGGGTTGTCCGCATTTCCGCATTAGATTTGGATAAACCTACAATCATTTCTGCCATTTTTTCACCTCCTGCCCTTTTTCGTTATCGATTCATTTGCGAAGTTATCGCTGACATTTCCTCTTCCGAGAACGCAATTAACAGCGAGCGCTCCCCACGTGGCAAAGACCAGAACTCTCCGGGCCGGAGATGATGACGCACCCACATGTGATACAGGAACGTGGTCATTCCGCCGGAGTGAATCAGTTTTTTAGGTCTTCAATCTCCACACCAAAGCCGGACAGCTCCAGCACTTTATCGCCTACGGCATCCAATTCACCAGCCAGCAACATACGACGTACCGCCTGTTCGCCACCGGATAGCTTCATACGGCCAGTAATACGGGTATCCCCCCAGCCGGACAACTCCAGGCTGCGGACTTTCAATTTCACCGTTGCTTCGGAAATGAGCAGCGCGTTGAACGTTTCGGTGTCCACCTTTTCCTCGGTGCGCCCTTTGGTCGTTTTTCGAATCGTACAGCGTTCGCGAATGTGATCCACTTTGGAAGACGTCAATCCACGCAAGGTCAACAGCAGATCCAGACGCTGAATGCGTACATTCTCCTCTGGCAAACGTTCTGCTGCTTCAAACAACTGATCCAAAATCTGTTCTTCGGACATATTTTCATTCATACTCATTGGGCGTTATCTCCTTCTTATTTCAAAAATGGGTTTATCTATGCCAGATTTCAAGCCTGTAGAGACAACAAAGAGACCGAGATCATCTCGGCCCGCATTGGTGTCCATACTATACGAAGTAACTATGCAATCACGCTTGAGCAAACCAGCTCAATAACGTGCCTATTCCAGAGCTTAGTTCGCCACAATTGGATTCAGCAATTCAAATCCTTCAAATGTAAAGCCCGTTTCCTCCGGTACTTCCTCACCCGCTGTCCAGTTGGCAAGCTGGATTTTGTCCACCATGCAACCTCTCAGCAATACACTCTCATGTCCATATGATTCTGGGTCGTTCAGCTTGGAAATGATCTCGAATTTGGTGAAGCCGCGCTGGATCATATCCGAAGTGACTTTGTAGCCGGTCATCGTGCCTGTTCCTTTTTTCGCGCCATTTTTGTGCACCTTCCAGTCGTTACCGACCAGATTCAGCTCACGCTTTTCAATCTCCACACTCGCTTCCAACTTGTTAATGTTTGTCTGCCACACACCATCGATATGCAGCTGACCATGGGTACCGAGAATTACTCTTGACGCATCCAACATATATTTTCCTCCTTGGGTTCATTGAACTAATAAATATTACACGGTATAACTCCGCAGTCAGAACAATCTTCCGATCGCTGTTATCGTGTAAACCATCAGTTCAACGTGTAGTAATTATTCTAGAAAACGGTTCTTTCCTTTCACACAACCTTATTGCACGTAAAATGTACCAAACAACTGCTCCATTACATCCGTCAGCTTCACATTCCATTGCAGGAATACCTGATCTGCTTCCGGTTTGAGAACTGGTGCCGTACCATAATACGCCGGGTCAAGAATGACATCATAACCGTCAGCTTCAATCACATTACTCTGTGCAAGCAACGCCAAATAGGCCTTCATGGCACTAATCAGTGCTTGACGACCCTCTTCAGTATTGTTCACTTTACCGATATACGTATCTTCCGCGGAGCGCTGCAAATCCGTGTTGATCGCATCCAAAACACGAATGGAACGGATTTTTTTCCACGCATTATTCTGTCCAGCGGCTGGCGTTACCAGTGTGTTTACACCACGAAGTGCTTTCACCTGGCGTCCATCATGGAAGAAAATAAATACGCCATTCTGTACCGCCTGCTCCTGTTCTGCACGCGTCCAGCGACGTGTCACATCATCGAACGGAGTAGCTGCATAGGTTGTGGATTGGTTCAGACGTTGTCCGGCGATCAGACCTGCAACATAGGCGGATGTTTCCGCCGAGCTGTAGAATGCATCTCCAAGGCGTACGCCTGTACCGACATTAATCACACCTTCATGGTTGAGCGCAAGCGAACGTGCTGCCGCTTTTTGTGCTGCTGTAGCAGAAGTGTCATCCGCTGAGGAACCGCCAAATACAGCCACCACCGGTTTACCTTCACTACGCACACGTTTCACCCATGCCGCAAAACTCGCAAGCAGAGGTGCATCAGCCGCCTGATCCAAAGCCAAGACGTCGAATTGCTCCCCTTCCAGCGCGCCCTGTACAGCAATGTACTCTGCATTGGTCAGGTCATCGTTGCCACTTACGCCGCCTTTGAATGCCGCACCCGCAATTGTTGCAACTACACCTGCATCATCGCCAATCGCCTGAGCCGTTAACCAGACATTTTGTTCATCCGCGTTGATCTCTTTTGCCAGAGAAGCTGCTGTAATATCCGCTGTCAGGAGCGCATACAACATCCGGTTACCTTCAAAAAGGCGCACTTCATGTTTCGTATTATCAATTACACCCGGCTGGATGGTGACGTAGAATCCATTCGCACGATCCCCCGGATACTTCGCATCCAGTTGCAGTACATTGGCATCACTGCTGTCCTTCAAAGTAAGCGTGGCTGTTTTGGCCGCAGCACTTGCCACCCGATAAGCGAGCAACTTCTTCGGTCCACCCAACAGGGCGAGCTTCAGGGACGTATAAGCCGTACCGTTGTCCAGCACATTCGACGCATAGATACGTTCAATCGCCGCTTCGCTCCCTACTTCAACAAAAGTCCCTACTGGACCCCAGTTTGCCTTGATTGGCACAACGACCGTCCCCCGCGTACCCGCTTGAATGGCCGAAGATGCTGCCGCCTGAAAATTCATATATAAGCCCGGAAGGACCGGACGATTTGTTTGCTCCCAAGTTCCACCTGCCATTATCCCTTCACCTTCGCTTTCATAAATTGGTTAATTCGTTCTTGCGTTTCTTCAATGGAAAACGTCTCTTGCGCCGCTTCGTACAGCGCACCATACAGCACCTCTGCCTTAACGGCAAAGAGGGCTTCTGCATGATTCATCAGTTCTGCCCGTGTATACCGGGAGGCTGTCTGTTTTCTTTTTTTCACTGAGCTTGCCATTGCCATCTCACCTCATTTGTTGGACTACTGATTTCGTTAAACGATGAACTTTAAGGTTGACCTATGAATTTTTGATCCTATGAACCTATGAATTTGAAGCTATAATGTTGAAGCTACATCTATCATTTCAAAGCTATAATCTGGAACCACTCTTAAAAGTGCATGTTCAAAAAGATCGGTTTTCAGTACCGAGAAGATGGGATGAAGTTAGAAATGGAGTAACAGAGCGTAGGGAAAACTACGTGAGCAACTACAATGTTTCCAAAGGAAACATACTTCGTAAGCTTATGCTTATTCGGCTGAATTCCATATTCGATGCTGATGATGCCGTTAGGCATCCTTTGTAATCAAAAGCGGGCTTTTTGAACAACCTCTAATAGAAGGTTCCTCTCGACTAACGTTTACTCCATACCTTTGCTATGGTGAATCTCACGAATGAACGGTACATTCGTACCCGGACGACGAATCCGCTGTTGCAACGTCAGGCGAATCTGACCATTCAGATATGCATCCGTCTGTAAATCTGCCGTGACTTCATCCACTGTGATATATCGCGTGTTACCTGCGTGCTCTTCGCCACCCGTTTCAGTGATGGCAAGACGAGATTGCACTGCAAGTTGCTCTACCAACCGAGTAACGGTCTGCCGTGTTAGCACCGGATGATCGGTGAGCACATGCCCAATCCACTGTTGTCGAACCTCCAATGCCGAAGTCCCCGCGACAGAAGTGCTGCATCCGGCCAATCGCCACAAAACAGACGGCTTCTCGTACCCACCAGGCCAGATATCCCCATATACCGACCAGCCCGAACCAAGCTCTTGCTGTGTCCAATCTTGAAGCGCAGCTAGCCATGCGTCGCCTGTTTCAGCGAGGACAGCTCCCGAGCCTTCGGGAACATACACTCCGAACCGCAGACTGCGCGTAAGCATGCCAGACCCTGCATCCACCCGATCACTATCTGAAGAACCCAGATAGATACATATGAATGCCCCACCTGCTTTATCCACCAGCCTTACCTGGTGCAACCCTTCGATTAGATCAGCTGACCAAGCTTCTACCTTTTCAGCGCCACCATCTTCCGGACGAGCGTATGGTGAGATTTTAATAATCCTTCGGTATCCCGCCCAGGCAGACTTCGGCACTTCTTCGGCAAACGCAACGACTGCACAAGGCCCGGCCAAAACTTCGCCTGACGCAGGTACATCCAGCACACGACCGTTCCAATCTGGAACAAGTACCGCAAGCTTCTGTTTCAGCGTTTTTTTAATGAGCTTACTCATTTTACTGGTGCTCATGGCAGTGCTAATCTCATTTCTCATAGACACATTCATTTCGCCCCCTTTAGCTGCAAGTTTGAGATCTGCCCACACCGTGCAGCGACAATGTAGCAGCAGTAGACTCCCCCTTTTAACTCAGAGTCTGTATTGCTATCGAACCAGTAACGGGACTACATTCACCGCATCAAAAAGACCGGCCACCTGGCCGGTCTGTACATTAGCGTATGTGCTTTCGGTGCGTCCCTTGTTATTGATCCGATAATACAATCTTACACCCTTTCATTCCTAGCGCGGATGGTGTTCCGTACGACTTCGGTGCGATTAAGGGAGTCGTTCGGGTGGAAAAAAGACGATTCTGGAATCATCATTTTAACGAATACCTAAGTAAGCTTTAAGATCAATTAATTGATAAATTTATCCAAATATATTAATATTTCATTATCTAATTCATTGTCGCTTACGTAAAAGAAGGAGAAATAACTATGAGTAAAACATTCAAAATCACTTCACTGGTCATCTTAGCATTTATACTCGGGATATCCTGCTGGGCTTACTTCGGACTGCTTGGTAATCCGCTCAAGAAAAATGATGCTGAACAACAGGTAACCACTTACCTGATTGAACAGAAAGGTTACTCACCCGAACAGCTTATCGAAGTACAAGGTACTTACTCCTCAAAAAGTTCTGAAGCACCTTACGGTGCCTCAGTAACATTCGCGGATGAACTCGAAGCGAAGTACCAATATATCATTTTTAACAACGGCGAGATTAAGCAGTACAGTCATACCAGTGATGATCCCAAACATGAGGAGCCCATGGTAAGATAA